ATTAGTATCACTAATGACTTTTGGTAAAAAGCGCATTGCAATGGGTAATAAACAACAAATTGATGGTGAATTTGAAATGTTAAGATTTTGCAATAAACTTAATACTCAAGTGGTTGGTGGGGCAAGTAAATCATTAAAATACTTTATAAAAAATTATAGACCTAAATTAATATTAACGTTCGCTGATAGAAGATACTCAAATGGAAATTTATATAAACAATTGGGATTTGAATTTATTGATAATACCAAACCGAATTACTGGTATTTTAAATCAGCAGAAATGATAAGATATCACAGATTTAAATTTAGAAAAGATGTTTTAGTTAAAGAAGATTATGATAAAAATAAATCAGAGTTTGAAATAATGGCTGAACGTGGTTATTTAAGGATATATGATTGTGGAAATATGAAATTTCAAAAAATACTTTGATTTTAATTATTAATTACATAAATTTGCACATAAAAACTATACCATATGTTACTCGAAAGAAAAGAAATTGTGGAAAATAATGAAATCGGTTACATCGAATCGATTTTCAAGTCGGAAAATATATTAAAAACAACATATTTTCCCCAAAATCAAAGACTTTATGTGGCGTTTAGCAGAGGACATACCTACTCGTATGCGAATATTACACCCGAAATGTATGAGGAATTTGAAAATTGTGACTCCCAAGGAAAGTATTTTCATAAGTACATAAACAATAAACCAAATCATCAACAGCGTAGAGAGTTTACATTATATCCCAATGAAGTTCAAGGAATAAAAGAAAATATTGACGACTGTATTAGAATTGCAGAAGAAAATCAATTTGATGGACAATTAAATAATGGAAATGAAGATTAATATTGAACAATATGAAAATCTAGTCGCATTATTGAAAAAGGCGTTAGAATTTTACGCAAACTCAAGCACCTATCATAGTGGAATGGGTACTATTACATCAATTGGTTTAGATGAATATGGTTATCAAGCACGTTTTGCGCTGAAAAAGATTGAAGAATTAAATGAAATCAACGAAAAATTAGAGCAAGATATTATTAATTGTGCTGATAGTACAATTAATTCAGAAGACGATAATTTGGATAATATATGGAAGTTTTAATAAAATATCATAATTTAAATTGCCAGATAAAATCCTATGGAAATTGGATTGATTTAAAATCTGCAGAAAATATAGAATTTAAATTATTTGAAAATAAATTAATTCCATTGGGTGTTTCAATGAAATTACCTAAATATTTTCAGGCAAATATTGTTCCTCGAAGTGGAACATATAAAAAATATGGCTTAATTCAAGCAAATCATTATGGAGTTGTGGATGGTCCTGATGATAAATCAAATGGATATTCCGGTAATAATGATATTTGGATGTTTAATGCAATTGCATTTAGAGATACAAAAATTAATATTGGTGATAGAATTTGTCAATTTGAAATTCGACTAACAATGAAAGCACCTTGGTGGGTCAAACTTAAATGGCTATTCGATAATAAAATAGAATTCATTGAAGTCGAAGATTTAAAATCAAAAAATAGGGGTGGCTTTGGCTCAACTGGTAAATAAAAACGCAAAACAATGAAACAATATCAAAATTTACTACAAAATATTCTTAAAAATGGTGTTGAAAAAGAAAGTGGTAGAGCAAATATGCCAAACACAATTGGAATATCACATGGAGTTATTCAAATGAACTTACAGGAAGGATTTCCATTACTTACCACAAAAAAAATGTACTGGAAAGGTATTGTACATGAACTACTATGGTTTTTACATGGGAATACAAATATTAAATATCTCGTAGATAATAATGTAAATATTTGGAATGATGATGCCTACAGATGGTATTTAAAACTCCATAATGATTATGATGTACAACAGTCACCACTAATTATGGATGAATTCATTAATATTATAAAAACCAACGATACAATAACCAAATATTTTTGGTTTTCTAAAATGGGTACGACAATTGATTATAAACTCGGTGATCTCGGTAAAGTATATGGCTATCAATGGCGTAATCAAAATGGTGTTGACCAGATAAAAGATATTATTGATGGATTAAAGAGAAATCCATATAGTAGGTATCATATATTAGATGGTTGGAATATGGCTGATTTTAAGGATATGGCTCTTCCACCATGTCATTTACTTTATCAGTTTATTGTAAGACCAATTCCCCAAGATGAACGAGATAAATGGGCATGGGATAATGGGTTAAAAAGTGCATATCAAAAAGAATTACCCAAAACATACGATGAATGGACTAAATGGTTGGATGAACATAATGTGCCGAAATTTTATCTTGACCTAAATATGTACCAAAGAAGTTGTGATACATTTCTTGGTATTCCATTTAATTGTGCTTCAATGAGTTTACTATTAATGATTATGGCAAAAGCGAGTAATATGTTGAACGGTGTTGCAACTTGGATTGGTGGCGATACGCATTTGTATCTTGACCATATACCAATGGTTAAAGAACAATTAGGTAGAGAACCATATTCGTTACCAAAAATGAAAATTAATAAGCAAATTTCTTCACTTGAAGATATTTTAAATTTAAATATTGATGATTTTGAATTAATTGATTATGTATCACATGATGCTATTAAAGCAGAATTGTTTACTGGATTAAAGAAACAATAACTTTGAATGTTAATTTTACCTATAATAATAGTATTATTAGTAATAATAATTCTTTTTCTTTCATTAGCATTATATTTTTTTTCAAAAAAAACAAACTATTACTCTAAGAAAGAAAAAGAATTTATTGTATTTGTTATTGATATTTTTATTGAATTTGGTGATGATTTAGGTATACAATCAAAAGAACAATATAATAAAGTTGTTGATGAATTAAATAAAATAAAAAATAAGTTATTAAACAACAAAGGGGTTGATTAAGACCCCTTTGTTTCATTTAGAAATGGTATTACATCTTCCTTTACTGGTACTGCAATCACTTTTTTCCAAATTAAAATTTGGTAGTATTTATACAAAAAGATATATGGAAAATTTTAATGCGTGTGGTATATATAAAATAACAAATACTATTAATAATCATTATTATATTGGGTCATCACATGATATAAAAACTAGAATTCGTAAACATTTTGAATTATTAAAAAGAAATTGTCATCATAGTATTCATTTTCAAAATGCCTATAATAAATATGGTAGAGATATTTTTACTTTTGAAATTTTAGAAATTTGCAATAAAGATAATATTTTAATTATTGAACAACAATATTTAAATAAAATTGATAATTGGAAAAACGTATATAATATTTCACGAATAACATCTGGTAATGATTACGATATATCAACGCATCCAAATCAAAAAGAAATTCGTTTAAAAATAAGTAATGGTAATAGAGGAAAACATACTAAACCATTTTATATTAATAATGTTAGATATGAAAAACTACAAGATGCTGCAAATGAATTTAATGTTGATATAAGAGCAATTTCAAGTAAATTAAAAAATTGGAAAAATAAGAATTGGTATTATGAAAATAAACCTAAAATAGGTGAATATAATTTTCAAAAGCATAATATCTATTTTTATAAACCAACAATTAAGAAAAAATATTTTTGTAATTGTGGCACTGAAATAACAAAAGATAATGAATTTTGTAATATGTGTCGCAAACTTAAAAGAATTAATAAAATAAATTTAAATCCAGTTATTATTAATTGTTTAGAATATGATAATCCCAAAATTGCATCAAAAAAATTAAATATTAAATATGCTACATTAATTTATCGTATTAATTCAAAAACAATTACATATAAAGATTATTATTATAAAAATTTACCTAAAGACATTACAATGCTTTTATCAATTGATGATATTAATAAAAAAATATCAGATAAAAATAAAGGGAATTTAGGTTCAAATCATAAACCATTTAAAATTAACACTACCATATATCTTTCATTATCCAATGCATCAAAAATACTAAATATACCTAAGACAACAATTCGTAGAAGATTATTGTCTAATAAATATAATAATTATCAATACACTTAAATTGAAAAATCACCCCTTTCACCATTATTAAAATGAAAAACATCAGATTTTACTGGTACTGCAATCACTTTTCTCCAATAATTTTTGAACCCACCAATTGTTTTATTTGTTTCATCAGTAACATTATTTGCATTTTCAACCTCATAATATCTGTTTTTTT